CCTAGAACTTTTTCTGTCGAGGCACTCGTCTGCGGTACAATGTTAGAGTTGTATTTGGCGTAACCGTTGATGCGACGATAGCCACCTGCAACGTCCGGCTCAAAGTTAATTAACTCTGATGCGGCTCCGGGGGGCATAGAGAATGAATCTCTGTTGAGAATAAGACCGCCACCTAACTTCACCACGTATGGACTAATAATTGAAGTATCAGGCATCAGACTGCTCTCATGTAGTCTTTACGATTGATGAGTTCCACTCTCATCCGACGTAGCCCTTGTTCGTAGTCCCTCTGTGCAAATTGAGCGGCTTGTGGGTCGGAACGCAAAAGGTATGCGTAGTACTTTGCTCTGTTAACGATTACATCGTGAAAACGATCCGGTATGGACGGAGTGTCTGTGTTGGCAGCTAAGTCAGATACTGTGGTGTAGTATGCGTAACGGATCGTGTAGGTAGACTTGTCCGGAGCCGGAGACAGACCATACTTGTCGTCAGGTGTGTGATACACAAACTCTGGCAGTCCCTCTGCGCTACCGTCTGGGTTGGTGTCTGACTCATGGTACTTGTCCAGATACTCGTCGTAGCTGATGTAGTCTAGTCGCCGTTCTGGTAGACTTGCGGACTCCTGCACGGTGAACGTTGACCACTTGAGGGTCTTGGCATTGGTCTCGAACGTGTAGAGGCGTTGACCGTCAACCGTTGTGTCTGAATCGTTGGCTACAGTAAAAGGCCACTCGACTTCAGAGTTAATGATATCGCGCTGTGACTTGTTGATGAAGTCAGCTACAGCCGTTTGCAGCCCACGAGTTGAAGTCACGTTTGTGATTTCTACCTCGTTAAGCTCTCTAAGAACTGCGTTGCAAAGCTGTAAGTAATTCATTATTAACCTCTGTGCGGATCAAAAAACTCTTCGACAGATACCAACACTTCCATCGTGTTAGTCGTTTCGCCAAACGCCACAATCTTATCTCCGGAATTGGTAAAGAAAAAATTACCGTTAACGAGATCTACTACGCTGTGTCCTGCCATGCTTAAACCGTTAGCAATGTAGTGATACGCTGTATTTGCAGCATCGTAGTATTGAACGTATACTTTTTTTGTAGCAGAATTGTTGTTTGATATGTGCAGGAACCTCACGGCTCCGCTGTAGTTACTGGGAGTGGTGTACACAACAGTAGCACTACCGTCAGCAGAGGTGGATGCTATAGTAGCTCCTGTCGTCTGATGCTTGCTGTTTTCTCTCAACATTAGTACATCGCCTGTCTTGAGGTGCTACCGCAGGAGTAGATTTTACCCCCATATGCTGCCTTTTTTGTCTTTCTACGAGCGTCTGTACGAACATTAGTGGGCTTACCGCCCACCCCCTGCGCTTTAGCCCGCTTCCGACGAACTGCACTCTTCTTCTCTGCAGAACTCATACGGCTTGCTTTTGCACGAGGCACACATTTCGGATAGCCGGATCGGGCAGTAGAAGCTTTTTTGCGCCCGCATGGAGGATGGCTTCCATCCTTTTTCTTCCGGCTTATATCCACCCAGTCGCCTTTTGGTCCTTTTCCAAACCATTCTTTTAGGCTCATCAGTAAGTACCACCACGTTTCTTATAGGTCCTAACTAACCAAGCGTTCGCGTAAGCACTTGGATATACTTTGAATTTTCGTTTGGCTTCAGATTTTACACGAGCATACAGAGCCTTATTCTTAGGTGTTGGGCTCTTCTTGCTTTTAGTTTTTGAAGATCGTTTCTTGGTCATTTATTGTTACTCTCTCGAATGGATGATTGGGCTCTCCTGACAAGAGACTGAGTGCTCCTAGCTTCAAGTCTGCTTCAAGCCAATCCTCTAGTGCTTGTTCTAGTTTTTCGTAAACTTGTTCGACATCTGTATCGGCAATGATCACACCGTTGAAAAAGTCGAACATCTGTTCTGCGTCCCGTTTTTTAGACAGGTATCTGTGAGAAAGTGCTTGTACAATTAACTGGCTCATGGAATACTCCTTGCCTTTATGATACACTAAAACAACGAAAAAGTCAACTAAAATCTAGAATAACTTTTACCGTCATACACTAAGCACTCCTTACGGTTGCTGTGTTCTCGTACAGAACAATGTATCCAGCCGGATGTTGGGTCTTCTGAGGTGTAGTACTCTAGTATCAACTGGTCAAAGTTCAGATTATCTCGCACCCACTCTGCAACAGATTTGTTGTCCTGTCCGGGGATCTCGAAGTCCACAGCCTCTCCCTTCGCGTGTTGACTCTTGGAACTAGACCCAATCGCCTCACACAGGGCAACACTACGGAATCCAGATGAAGGAGAGAACCCAACACCAAAGTGTTCACGTACAGGTTGTAGTATCTCAGAGCACACCCGTTCAAGATTCTTGATCTGTTCATCGTCTGGAGTGTTGTCGATACCCCTGCGGGTTGCTGTTTGGCTGCGAGTTAGTTCAGATAACGTGAAGTTTCTAGATAACCGCATCGTTTTAGCCTCGCATTTTGCCGATTGACTTCAAGCCAAATGAAGCGGCGATACTCGCCATGATTGACCAACTCAGCCACTCAGGTAGGTCTTCTCGTAGGAAACGAAAGCCATCTTCGATGTACGGCTGGGCTGGAGGATAGAAACAAGCTGACAGCAAGCCCACGAAAAAAATTGTCCAGAGCTCGTCTTTCCACGAGTCTGCAGAGGCACGAGCTTGTTCTAACTCCCACGCCCCATCTTGTTCTACCTTCTTTGTCTGTGCCTCTATCTTGGCAACAGCAAGTTTCTGTTTGGCTTGTGCCTTCTCAGCGCGGTTCTTCATCCAAGTTCCGGCGAGATTGGTCACAGGCCCGATTAGTGCGTTCAACATTTTTTGTCCTTTTCGTGGCACGGGCATTTGCAGGTGTCCCTGTTGCAGGGAGCTTCTGAGCATTTAAAACAGATTAGCATTTCCACCGCCTCCGTGCTTGACGCAACCTACTGTTAGGATTCTTGGCTGCTTTTGGAAACTTTTTCATCTGCCCAGCGGAACGTGCACAGTATGACTTGCGACGTGCAGCACGGGCTTTGCTACGAGGTTTGTCCTCAGTAACTGCTGTTTTCAGCTTGCTGCCGGGATTCTTACGGCGGTAGGCAGCTACGCCCGCCTTTGTCATGCCCGCGCCAGATTTCGTAGAACGAAAGTTCTTCTTGTTGCGCTTGGGCATACTGTCTTTTTTACGTGGTTTCTTTTCTGCCATACTTATCTCCAGTGAGTCGGGGGAGCCCGAAGACCCCCCCTAGTTCACTTATGCGAACGATGCCGCAGTTTCGGCAGTGCCGAGTTCTGCGATAACAGCAAAGACACGTACTTTACCGTCGAACGTTGCTGTGTTAGCAATCAGATCGATGGTGTCAGCAGCGGTGTACAGTTTCGCTGTACCTGCAGCGTTGTTGATCTCGTGTCCGGTAGCAGTACCGTCCAGAGCAGCAACGTACAGGTCGTCATCAGCGTCATCACCCAAGTCAAGAACTGGAGAACCAGTGCTTGCAACGGTGAGGACTTCAACACCAGCCATCAGAACCAAAGTGTTGGCTTTCATTTCGAAAACCTCAACTGAGTCTGAAGTAGTCAGGCTTGTGCTGGAGAAGTCAAGAACGACTTCAACAATTTGTGGCTTGATGCCGAGCGGAACGCCAGCAACAGCACCAGTTACAGTATATGTAGCCATAGTCTAGTCCTCCTCTAATCCAAGCTCACAACGCCACGAACGATGGCTTCAGGGCGAAGGACTTTGCGTCCAAACACGTGAAGACCACGAACGATGTCGCTGAAGGTTTCAGTTGAACGAACAACTTCGGTTTTCGCAATGTGCGAAGCCGTAGCAGTCGAGCTCATGTGACCGCCCAGAATAACATTTTCTGTGCCGTTTGTTGCCAGACCTGTCAGCGTTACTTGGTCTGTGCCGCCGCTTGAAACGAGGGCAGTAGACTTGTAGCACTGGAAGCCAGCGATGTTGCCCAACGATACAAGACCGTTACGCAGAGGTGAAGTTGCATCGCCCGTAACTTGGACTTCAGCAAACTTCGAACCTGCAGAAAACAGGTGCTTGTAAAAAGCTGGGGGAGCAACGAACCAACGGTTCTCTTCCGGAACAGACTGGTTGTCGAGGGCTTCAGCCATTTTCAACATTGTGTTGACAGCAGTGTCACCCGGAGATGAAGCACCACCGATGTCGAGGGCAGAAGCAAGAGTACCAATGCCAGCAACGGTAGATGTTGCAGCACCGGACTCGCCAGTCAGACCAGCGTCGGTTGCGATTTGATCCAAGACAACTGCGTCGTACTTACGCTTCAGCGAGTATGCACCCGAAGAAGTAGCAAGAGCTTCGAAGTTGACGTGGGATTGACGCTCTTCAATGTCGTCAATTTTGAACGCAAAAGCGTTTGCTTGGTCAACAACCATAGTAATTTGGTCGTCAGCCAAGTCTTGAGGGTTCACCACTGAGCCACGTGAGTAGCTAGAAACGGTGATGGTCGGCTCTTTAATGATCCGAACGGTGTCGCCAAAGTTTTCAATTTCACCAGCGTAATCGGTATTCGTAATATCTTCTGCAACCGAAGCACGACGGAAAAACTTGAGAACTTTCTGGCTAAAAATTTCCGGTGTAAAATTACCGGAAGGCAGGTTGTTATAACCTGATGCACTATTGAAAGCCATCTTATTATCCTTCCTATGTTAGATGGTTAAGCGTTATAGTCGATGCGCCCTTCTGCACGAGCCTTATCGAGTTCTGCTTCGTTGGCTTCAAACTCGTGAGGTTTCATGCGGCCTATCTCGGAGGCTTTCCACGTACGCTGCCCACCATCACCGTTGACGTTAACCTCTTTGGATTGACGTTTGGTGACGGAATCTGCGGCAGATGCAGATGGTCTACCTCTCTTCTTTTTTGACAAACCAGTGTCAGCCTTGTACAAATCAATGACACGAGCCGCCCATTTTGCATCAGTGTTGTTCTTATAGATACCGTCACTCATACTTTGTGGTTGCTCGTCGAGCCATGCCAAAAACTTCTCGTTGTTACGAAGATCATCAAAGTCCTCGTGATAACGTAACAGTTCTTGATATGCTTTCTGAATCTCCATATCTTGTTCGCGTTGGCGCAACTGTTCGACTTCAGAGCGAAGTTCACTCATTGTGCTGTCAGCTTTGATAGCAGAGATTGTCTCAACTACGTCATAAACATCAGGATAATCTCCTTTAAACTTTTCCAACTCCTCAAGTGTTTTTGGAGCCTTCAGCCGGGTTAGGGCATCAAGTTCAGGAGAGGACTCTCCCTGAGAGGCAAGTTCGGCTTTCTCCTCCTTCCACTCCGACAGTTTTGAGTCATAGTGGCGTTTGAGATCGTCGTACCGCTTCTTATAGTCTACGTCGTCATTGTTTGTTGCCTTTTGTGAAAATCCGGATTCTTGAGGAGTAGCCTCAGTAGAGGGGTCCATCTGTTCGGTGTTCTCAGCGGCTTCAACTCCATCCTCATCTTCTTCCTTATATACGTCGTCACGATAAGATCCGCGATAGAGGTTTTCGTTGTTGATTGTTCCAAAGGAATCATTTGGTTTGTTGGCGCGGTGGCCTTTTGCTTTTGCCATGATACTTCTCCATTGCAGGGCCAGTTAAGGGTAGCTGCTTCGGTTAGTGATATAGACAGGGCCGCTGGCGACGGGTAGCTGTCCTTACTTCTTAGGGACGAATCCCTGAGAATTCTTTTGTCCCTTTTCAGGGAGTGTTACTGTTTGAGTGATCGAGTCGTCAGTAACTTGAAATCTGCTGTCT